TGCGTACCAGTTACCCAGTCAACCTTGTGCCTGTGCCAAAGCAGTCAGGCATCAGCAATGGGTTTTTGCGACCAGGCGATGGGATTGTGTCCAATGGAACAGGGCCAGGCATTGACCGTGGCGGCATTAACTGGCAAGGAGACCTGTATCGGGTCATGGGTACAAAGCTGGTAGAAATTAACAGCGCAGGCACAGTAACCGTGCTTGGTGATGTGGGTGGTCCAACCAACCAACTGGTGACCTTTGATTACAGCTTTGACGAGCTGGCGATTGCATCTGGTGGGCGGTTGTATTACTGGGACGGCTCGACCCTGACCCAAGTGACCGACCCCGACTTGGGTGTGGTGCTGGATGTGGTGTGGGTGGATGGGTACTTCATGACCACGGATGGTGAGTTCTTGGTGGTCACTGAACTGTCAGACCCGACCCAAGTTAATCCGCTGAAATACGGAAGTTCTGAGGTTGACCCCGACCCAGTGGTGGCTTTGCTCAAGCTGCGAAACGAGGTCTATGCGCTGAACCGCAACACGATTGAGGTATTCGACAACGTGGGTGGAGAGTTATTTCCATTTGCACGGATTGATGGAGCACAGATTCAAAAGGGCGTGATTGGCACTCAAGGGTGCTGTGTGTTTATTGACCGCATTGCTTTTTTGGGCAGCGCAAGGAATGAAGCGCCAGGCATTTATGTTGGGGCAGCCGCCGTGACTGAAAAAATCAGCACACAAGAAATCGACAATCTCCTGCTGGAGTACACCGAGGCGCAATTGGCTTTGGTCAAGCTGGAGGCAAGGAACGACAAGAACCATGAGCATTTGTATGTCCATCTGCCTGACCGCACAATAGTCTTTGATGCCTCTGCGTCCAAAGTCTTAGAAACGGCGGTTTGGTTTACCCTGACTACAACTTTGGCTGGATTTGCACAATACCGAGCCAGAAACATGGTTTGGGTGTACGACAAGTGGATGGTGGGCGACCCACAGTCCAGCAATATCGGCTATTTTGTGCAGGACACGGGTCACCACTGGGGTGAACAAGTGCGCTGGGAGTTTGGGACATTGATTGTCTACAACGAAGGCAACGGGGCATTGTTTAACGAGTTGGAACTTGTCAGCCTGACTGGTAGCGTTGCACTTGGCACAAACCCTTTCATCAGCACAAGTTACTCGGTGGATGGTCGTTCGTTCAGCCAAGACAAGTTTATTGCAGTCGGCACGATTGGCAACAGGAAAAAGCGTTTGGCTTGGTTTCAACAGGGGCACATGAGGAACTGGCGCATTCAGCGTTTCCGTGGGGATAGTGACGCCCATGTGTCTTTTGTGCGCTTAGAGGCGCAGATTGAAGCATTGGCGTACTGATGGCAACCGCACCAATTTCCCGCAAGCTAAATCTGACCCGCGACCAGCTTGCTACATTCCTGACTGACCAACAGCAGATAAGGCAGTTTGAATTATTGTTTTCAACTGTAGATGCGATTGCACCTGATGTGGTGCTTGAGATAAATATTGCCGCTGGTACAGCCCAATCAACAGCAAATGATGCATTGGCACAGATCATTGCTTTAGCGCAAGAGACTGAAGTTAATGATGCGGCATTGGGCGCAAAGGCACAGGACGCACTGGACAGGATTGCATTGCTGGCGCAAGAAACTGCGGTGACTGTGGCATTGGCTGAAAGCAAAGCAAATCAGGCTTTGGCACTGGTTGACAAGCTGAATAAAGCGGTTGAGGGTTTGCAGATGACCCCACCACCAAGGGAGTTCAAACGGGCAAGGTATGGGTCGTTTTACGACACAACAACCCAAACAGCCACGGTTATCAACACAGCCAAGGCCATCACGTTTAATAGCACTGACTTGAGTAATGGGGTATTTATTGGCAGCCCAACATCAAGAATCATTGTGGACAGCGAGGGCATTTACAACTTTGACACATCGTTTCAGTTGGATAAAACCAGTGGCGGCACAGCAGAGTTCTATTTTTGGTTTCGTCTTAACGGCACAGATGTGCCAGACAGCGCAAGCCAAATCAGGATTCAGGGTAATAACGGTGAAATTTTTTCATCGCTAAATTACTTTTTCGATCTAAAAGCCAATGATTATGTCGAACTGATGTTTTCGGTAAGCGACCTCAGTGTTGAATTACTTTCTGTTGTCGCAACGCCACCAGTTCCAGCTATTCCGTCCATAATCCTGACAGTTTCAAATAATATCGGAGGTGTCCAATGACAGTTACAGTAAAGGTGCTAATCCCTGCAAAGCAGGCAGAAAACGCACAAACCACCCAATACACCGCAACAAATGTCAAGGCGATTATTGACAAGTTCACGGTGACCAACACCAGCGGCAACAATGTGACTTTCAGTTGCAACTTGGTCACTGTCTCTGGTTCAGCAGGGGCATCGAACTTGATTATCGATGCGCGAACCATCGTGCCAGATGAGACCTACACCTGCCCTGAGTTGGTGGGGCAAGCACTGGAGGCTGGTGGGTTTATTTCTACAATCGCAGGGGCGGGAACATCCCTGACTATCCGAGCATCAGGTCGAGAAATTACTTAAGGAGTAGCAAATGAAAGACTTTATGATGATTCCGCGAGGCTTTAATGGCCTGCCGATGGAAGAGGAATTTTTAACTAACGCAGAGAATAAAAAGAACTATGCCGTTGCGGTTGCTGACTGGAACTATGGCCCTGAAATGCCAACCAATGAAGCTGGCGCAAACAAGGAGTTCTACGCAGGGCTGGCAGAAGCGATGCAGTGCGATGAAAAAGACGCACGGCGCAAGCATTGTTCAAACTGTGATTATTACGACAACAGCTTTATGACCCAAGTGCGGATTGAGCGCATCCCGATGGCGGCGTATGACATGGGCGCAGGGTTCAGGGGTCACTGCGAAAAGCTGAACTTTATCTGTAACGATATGCGGGTTTGTCAGGCTTGGGAAGACGAAGAATATGAGGATTGACCTTTTGTCAATTTGTGCGAAAATTCAGTCGCTGAGTTCTGGCATCCAGCGGCCTGCCCTGTATAGGAGTTGTGCATGGTTACGGTTGGCATTTTAGAGCAGCACTTGTTAGAGGTCTATTCTGACCCTTACATTACAAAAGTTGGGCATGACCATCGCCCTGCTGCACCAATCCAACACCCAAACGTCACCTATCTCTCAGCGTGGGTTGATGGCAAATTCTCTGGTGCGTTTATGGTCATTCGGCAAAGCGCAATCGAGTTGGAACTTCATGCGCTGCTAAAAAAATCAGCACTTAAACAATCGCGTAATCTTGGCTTAGCCTGCTTAGCATGGGCTTTTGCACAACCCATCTTGCGCGTGACCGCATACATCATTGAAGGCTTGGAGGCAGCAAAAAACTACTGCCTCAAGCTGGGGTTCAAAGTAGAGGGGCGCAGGCGCTGTGCTTGTCTTCAAAATGGCGCAATTAAAGACGTTTACGTGTTGGGCATGACCCGACTGGATTGGAGTTCAAAATGAGTTTTGTTGGCGATTTAATTGGCGATGTTTTTGGTGGCATTACTGGCGCAAAGCAAGCTGGTCAAGCTGCGGAGCGTGCTGGACAAACACAGGCCGCAGCAGCCGAAAAAGGCATTGAAGAGCAACGCAGGCAGTTTGATGCGTTGATTGAGCTAATGACACCTTACGTGACGGGCGGTCAGGGCGCTTTTGCACAGCAACAGGCGTTGATTGGTCTACAAGGCCCAGAGGCGCAACAACAAGCCATTGCTGGCTTTGAACAGTCGCCATTGTTTCAGTCCATAACACAGCAAAGCGAAAACGCGATTCTGCAACAAGCTTCCGCAACTGGCGGTTTGCGTGGCGGCAACGTACAAGGGGCGCTGGCGCAGTTTCGTCCGCAGTTGCTTAACTCTCTGATAGAGCAGCAATATGGTCGCTTAGGTGGACTTTCTTCGCTTGGTCAAGCCTCGGCTGCTGGTCAAGCTGCATCAGGCATGACATCAGCAAGCAACATTGCTAATTTATTAGCAAATCAAGGCCAAGCAATCGCTGGTGGTCAAATAGCTAGAGGAAATGTTGCACGACAAACTTTTGGTGACATCCTTGGCATTGCCAAAACTGCTGCTGCTTTTTAAGGTACTAACATGGCTATCAATCCATTACAACCACCCATCAATTATGCTGGAATGTTTCCGCAGATCAACATTGGTCAGCAATTTGCCGAGTTAGGTCAAGTTTTAGCAGAACGGCAAAAACGCACTCAAGCCGAAGAAGTCAAAGCAGCTTATAAAACTGATTTGCAAGCAGTTTTAGATAACCCATCCATGAAAGCATTTAATGATTTTTCATTGAAGTACCCACAACAAAGAGAAGTTATAAAAGATGTAGCAAGTAGATTTACACAAGAACAACAAGATTCTGAATTTAACATTGGCAGAGATGTAGCTGTTGCGCTTGAAAACGATAAGCCAGAGGTTGCGCTTGAGATTCTGAACCAAACAATCGATGCAAGAGAAAAATCAAAACTACCCATTGGAGTTTATGGTCAGGTACAACAAATTCTGTTAAACACCGATGATCCAGACCGCCTTAAAAAAGCCAAGGCGCAAACAAATTTTGCATTGACTTTGCTCAACCCTGAAAAATTCAGCAAGGCGGTTGACTCTTTAGCAAAGCAAAAACTTGACCCTGAAGTATTAAGAGAGCAAAAAGCAAAATCTGATAAAGCTGTACAAGACGCGCAAACTGCTATTGACACTGCACCAGATGATGTTGCAAAAGCAGCGGCACAAAGAAAACTTGAAGAAGAAAAAGCAAACCAAGAAAAAATTAAAACACAAATAGCTAATGCTACACAAGCTGCTGCACAGGCTCAAATTATTGCAGAGTCCGATAAAGCAAGGGGCGATGCCGATAAAGCTGTGGCTGATGCAACAACTGCACAAGCTACAGCTGCAAATGCGGCAGAAAAAGCCGCTGCTGATGCAAAACTAGCAACAGCGCAAGCTGCCAAAGCCGCAGTAGATGCCAAATATGCAGATCAACTTGCTTTATTAGGCATCCGCAAAACTGAATCAGACATAACGATTGCTAAAGAAAATGCCCGTATTGCGGCACTTAATGCGGCTTATGCAAAAGAAACAAATAATTTAAAACGCCAAGAGTTACAGCAAAAAATTGATGACTCAAAAGAAAAGCGTGATGCTGCCGATAGAGAGCAAAGAGCATCACTTGTGACACAAACAGCAGACATTGATAATTTCTTGAATACAGCAACAAGAGTTATCAATACACCAAGAAATATTATTGAATCAGCAACAGGGCCATTAGCTTCAAGACTTCCAACTTTAAGTAGTGATGTTTCTGATTTTGAATCATTAGTTGAAACGCTTGGTTCACAAGCATTTATTGCACAGATACCAAAAATCAAAGGTACTGGTAACTTGACAGAAAAAGAGGGCGATAAATTGCAAGCATCTTTGCAAAATTTATCTCTCAAGCAATCACCTGATCGCTTAGTTGAAAATGTAAAAGAAGCGATGCGGTTACTAGAAAAATCTAGGACAAACATTACCGCCAGATCAGGTTTAGCACCAATTGCAAAAGATGTTCCAGCAGCAACAGAGGTGACGGTAAGTTTACCGAATGGACAAACATTAAAGTTTCCTAACCGAGCTGCTGCTGATGCCTTTAAGAAAAAGGCGGGACTGTAATGGCAGTAGATTACGAATTACTTGCCAAAGAATTCGGCGGCTCTGTTGTAGCACCGTCAACTCAACCAGCACAAACAACACCAGTTGCTGTTAGTGGCACACCTATTTTTGCTGAAGACTCAAGGGCAGCTTCTATTGCTGCGCCAGAGGGTTTTAAGTTATTGTCAATTGAACTTGCAGATGCTAGGCCTCAAGGCACTTATTATGACCAGACATTAAATGCTTTTTTTACTCCTACTGCACAGCCAGCAGAAGTAACAACCGAGATACAACCAAGACCACAAGTTACTCCAGTTGATCTAACAGCAATGGCGGCTGAGTTTGGTGGCACAGTAGTGCCAGAACCCTCCACAACCGCAACTGGAGTTGCTGGTGCGGCTACGAGAGGCGTGGCTTTACCCGCGCTTGGTGCGCTTGCTGGTGCGGCTTTGGGTGCACCATTTGCTGGTGTCGGGGCAATTCCGGGCGCGATTGCTGGTGCTGGTGCGGCAACCCTTGCTGGCCTTGTTGCCGACCCTATTGTTGGGTCAATAAATAGTTTATTTGGCACAAAATACACGATGCCAACCGATGCGCTTGAGGACTTGTTAACCCGTGTTGGTGTTGCAGAACCTCGCACTGCTGCTGAAAGAATTGTGCAGACGACCACCGCTGGCGCAAGTGGTGGTGCTGGTGGTGTTGCCTTGGGCAAGGCTGTAGAAGCTGCCGCCGCAGGCCCAGTAGCTCGTGAAGTTGGTAGGTTGATGGCAACCACCCCCATCCTACAAGCGGTGACAGGTGCAACGTCTGCCGGTGCTGGTCAAGTGGCAAAAGAATCAGGTGCTGGTACTGCGGGGCAGATTGCGGCTCAAGTTGCCGGTGCTGTTGTGCCTTCTATCCCCTCGGCTGTTAGAACCATAACTGGACAAGCGGCAAAGCAAATTGCGCCAGTAGGTGCAGAGATTAGAGAGCAAGTTGCGCCAACGATAGGTGAATCTTTGCGAAGCATCAAAGCAACAGTTGGTGAAAAAATTGACCCAGCAAGTCAACAACTCATTAAAAGGCAAATAGAGCAAACGCCTGATTCGATTGATGTGGTCAACTTTAGAGTTGCTGGAACTCAAGTATTGCCTGATAACTTGGCGGCTGATGCCATCAAGCAGGGGTGGAAAGATGGCACTATTGCAAGCATCAAAGCCGCAAGTGAAAAAGACCGCAAAGCCATGTTGCAGATGCTCAACATATTTAAGATGGGCGAAAAGAGTGAGACATTTAGAACTCTAAATAGAGCAGCCGATATTCTTGGCGACACAGTTCAACGTAGAATTGATTTTTTAGCAAATGCCAATAAAACATCAGGTAAAGCAATTGACCGGATTGCACAAACCAAGTTGCTTGGTCAATCGGTTAACTATGACCCAGCCATTAATACATTTTTAGATGACCTTGGCAAAATTGGCGTAAAGGTTGAACTGGATGCCAAAGGTGTCGCTAAAGCTAACTTGCAAGG